TGCTCCAGTTCACGAACGTGCGGATCACATCGGGGTGATTCACGAACGAGTCGTAGAACGCATCGCCGGCCAGCGCGAACACCTTCGTCGAAGGTGTGAACGAGCCTTGCGCCTTACGCGCCATCGTGCGGGTAAGTTGATTGCAGATCGGGCGCAGCGAATTCGCGGTGCCAGCGGCCAGGTTGAAGCCGACTTCGGCCGCTTGTGTGATGCCGAATTCCTGGAACCAGCTGTACTTCACGGTGCCGTCATAATCGGTGAACAGACCCTGAACGGCAGCGAGTCGCTGGAATTCCCAGGTGTACTCGATGTTCTTCAGCAGGCCGGTCGGGCCGGCGAGACGACGTGCAACTTCATCCTGAACCTGCATCAGTTCCGACTCGGTACCGAACGCGCGAATGTTCTGCAGTTCGTTCGCATAAATCGTGTCGGCATGGCGCAGACGCGGCACATCGAAGTAGCGCGCCTGGCGCTTTTCGGTCGTACGCTGCTTGCCTTCCTCGCCGCGCTCGCTCAACGGAACGACGATCAGCTGACCTTGACGCTGCTCGACCACGAGGGCCGTCGTGCGGATGGGGTCATCATCGAAGATGTTCAGTTCGCCGAGCGCTTGCGGCTCGTACGGATATTTGTCGACGGCGGCCGTCAGAGTGACAGTCGAAAACGGGTCCTGGTTGAAAATGTCAAGCGATGCCATGTGAACGGCTCCTTCAGAAATGAAAAAGCCGCCCGGAGGCGGCCTTGAATTCGGTGGGTGGAGGGATTAGCGCGGGATGATGCCGAGCGCCGTAAGCAGCACGAGTGCGGCTGCTTGCGAAGCTGCGTTCATCGACGAATCCCACACGAGTTCGGACGTGTTCACTTCGCACGCGCGAGTGACCATTGCACCGTAGACGTCATTCAGCGATGCATCGGACAACCCGAAGCAGATACCAGCGGCATTCTGCGAACCATCGACAGCCGTCGCGGTGCACGGAACCCACTTCCCGACCCCGGGGGCGACTGTGACGGTGAAGCTGTCGCCGGGCACAAATGCCGTACCGCCCGCAGTGATCGTGAAGTTCAGGCCGCCACCCGAGAACGCGGCGCCAGCCGTACCGTGTCCGATCTCTTGCCCGTTCGGCGCCGAGACGATGAAGTGCGTCGCATCGTCGAATTCCACGGTGTACACGCCGACCGTCGGCGCATAGCCGGTGGTCGTGACGGCACTCGACGTGCCGTTACCAGTGTTCGATCCGCCAGCCACAGCGGCGGCCGTCGGCTTGCCCACCGCTGCCGTCGTCGTGACCGCGAACGTATCGCCAGCAACAAACGCCGTACCGCCAGCCGTGATCGTGAAACCAATGCCAAGGGCCGAGAATGCAACACCGGTCGAGCCGGTCGCGGTTGCTCCGCTCGGCGCCGTGACCGTGAATGCAGTGGCGGCCGTGAACAGAACCGAGTAAACGCCGATCTGGGTCGGAACCGAGACAGGCGTGATCGTGCCGAACGTGCCGTTACCGGTGTTCGTGCCGAGGGCGGCCGCCACAGCGGTTGCCGCAGTCGTTTGCTGACCCATCACGGTGCCCGGGTAGACCTTGGCGGCGCCGGAGATAAGCACACGGTCGATGTGGCGATGGCCTCGCGGCTGCGAGACCAGAAATCCACCTGGGTGCCATTGCTCGAAGAGCGGAGCGCGAGAAACGTATGTCATGATCAGAATTCCTTGGAGGGATGGACGGGATTAACCGCGCTTGCCGGTTACCTTCGCGAACGAGCGGTCCCAGCCGGCACTAGCAGCGGCAGCCGGATTGCGATGCATCTCGCCGCCAGCCCCGAGGTTCGGATTGCGTGCCTGACGACCTTGTCCGGGCACCGATGCGGCCGGAGTGTTTTGCAACACAGCGAGCGCTTCTTTGCGGCCCATCCGCGTGTTAAACGCGAGATTCGCGGCGAGCACCGGGTTGCGGGCTGCAGCCTTCGACGCGAAGATCGCAGCACACCGCGCCTGCTCACGGCGGCGAGCACGAGCGACCGCGGATTTGCCGCGCATCTCTTCGTCTTCGTCGTCATCATCTTCTTCGGCCTTAGCACGCTTGCCCGATTTCTGGCCATCGTCGCCTTGGTCATCTTCATCGTCGTCTTCCTCGGCGTCGTAATCCTTGGTATCGTCGCCGTCTTCTGCCTTGGCCTTCTTGCCCGACTTCTGGCCGTCATCGCCTTGGTCGTCTTCGTCGTCCTTGTCTTCGGCCTTGGCCTTCGACTTGGCTTTTCCCTTCTTCGCGTCGCCATCGTCGCGATTGCGATCGGTGTTGTCTTCTTCGTCGTCGCTATCGCCTTCAGCGCGAGCGTCTTTCCTGTCTTCGTCGTCCTCGGCCTTGGCGGCTTTGGCAGACAGGCCGGCGAGATGGGCGAACGACAGCCCGCGCGCCGCAAGGGAGCGAATACTCATTTTTAAAACCTCGTGGGGTTTGGGTAGGTCAGTCGCCCAGCTCTTCGAGCAGGGAACGGAATGCTTCGTCGGGTGCCATGACGGCATCTGCGAAGCCGATCGCGACGCCGTCGGCGCCGAGAAACGTTGTTGCCTGCGTGCCGCGCACTTTGGCGACAGACAGGTTGCGATTGCGGGCGACTGTTGATACGAAGAGCTCGCCCATCGTGTCGACATCCGCCTGGAAGCGCTTGAGCGCTTCACTTGAAAGCGGCACATATTCGCTGCCGTCGGCCTTTCGGTCTCCGTAGTGAATCATCGTGACAGTGATGCCCTCTTTGCTCAGCGCTTTGGAAAAATCTACGTGGGCACAGATAACTCCGACACTGCCCGTGCCACCCGTTCGGGGAACTGTGATCCTGTCGCAAGCGCTGGCAATGGCGTACGCCGCCGAATAGGCAGCTTCTGAAAGTACGGCCCATATTGGTTTTTTGCCGCGCGCGTTGTAAATCGCGTCGACCAGGTCAAAGCAGCCCGACACTTCGCCGCCGCCGCTGTCGATGTCGAGCATGATCGCCCGCACCGACTTATCTTCGAGCGCCATGCTGAAGCAGGCTCGAAGTCCGTCATAGCCCGTCATGCCGCTATATGGCTGAAGATAGCCAGACTTGTTCACGAGCGTGCCGCTGACGGGGATGATCGCCACGCCCTTGACCACGTTGTAAGCGCGATCGGGCATTTCGTCGTCTTCGTCCAACCCGAAGTTGCTCATCGCAACCGCTTCACCGGTTGGGCGAAACAGCTTCGTGATGCCAAGACGATCTGCCAGCGCGGCCATCACCATTTCGGCCTTCGCAGGCGTCACCGCAAGCGGCGTGTTAAAGAGCCGTTGTGCCAAGAAAGGGAGGTTTCTCATGTCGGCTCTGGAGCCTCATCCGGTTTTGAGGAATCGGCAGCGCCATCGCCGAACCATTTAGGCGGCGGCAGGCCAGCGGCCTTGAACGCGCGAACTTCGATCGCGCGCTGGGCAATTACCTCTTCCCAGTCGAGGCCCTGCTCGGCGCATTCGCGCTTGAGCGTGCTCAGCCCACCATCCAGACCGAGGATCGCGCCCTGTTTTTCCTTGACCGGATCGACCCATCCGCGAGCCACGCCCAGCCAATCACAACGCGAATACGCCGTCGCCGCTTCGATGAAATCCGGAGCGCCAATCGGCAGAACGTCGTCAAGGTCGCCGCGCTCGATCACCTCCTGAAGCCAGGAGGCGTAGATCGGCGTGGCGGTGCCGGTCTTGAATTCGGTATTGCGGCGGCTGAGCGTCTTCCAACTCTCGAGCAGCGCAGCGCGCGCGCTCGAGTAGTTGGTTTTGCTCCAGTCCTGCGTGATCTGTTCAGCCGAAACCCCGAGCGCTGACGCGATCGAGCGCAGCATTTCGTGGGCGAAATCCTCGAATCCAGTGTGAGGGTGCGCTGCGGCGACCTGCTTAATCTCTTCGCCGGGCGCCAGAGTCGGCACACGGACCTGATTCAGCATTGCCGGGCGCTCTTTGGCCCAGTCCGCGCGCAGATCCTGATAGAAGCCGAGTTCGCTGCCCTCGCTCTCCATCGCGTCCTGAATCATTGCCGGGTCGTACGGGCTCGTCACATACGTGCCGAAGATCGTCGCGACCGTTGCAGCCTGCAATTCGACGCCGTAGTAACGAGCCAGCATCTTGGCGTGCGACAGGACCGGCGTGAACACGCCAATACCTCGGTTCTGCCCCGCACGATCGCGCTCGAAGTCGTGAATCACGCGGCGCCAGCCATCCGGATCCTCGCGCTCGACCCGTTCCCAGATCATCGATTCGACGGCGTTGTACCAGTCGTTCTGATGCGCTTCGCGAATGTGATACGCCACCGGCACGCCGTCGTTGTCGATCTCGACACCGCCGCGCAGATACTTCGTGTCGACCATCTGATACGGGTTCGACAGGCGGTCGGGGTCGACTAGCAGCCACGCCGTGGCATATTGCGCAGCGCCGCGGCCGATTCGCTCGGGCATCCAGTGCGCGACGAACAGATTCTCGCCGTCGATCAACTTGTGACGCAGCCCGAGTCGCAGTTGCTGCGACATCGTCAGCTGACGCGAAACGTCGTTGTAATGCCCGAGATCTTCGGAGTAGACGCGCCATAGCGCTTCGACGGCCTTCCGGAATTCATCGGCCCAAACAGCATCGAATTTCTTGCTGAAGCGGCACAGATATTGCCAGTCCGGATTTGCCGACAGGCGCATGTGAGCGCCGACGGTATTGTCCAGAATCCGGGTAATGCCGCCGCTTGCCCAGCCATCGTTCCGCGTGAGATCGCGCGACCGCGACACCATGCGATCGCGGGAGAAGTTGATTTCTGAATCCGGCGAGCGGATCCACGGAAACCACTGGCCCATTTCGGGCGTCTGGACACTCGCCGCCTCGTACGGAAACAGGCTCGAGTAAGGCGGCTGCGTGATGCCCGGCCCACCCCACCCACTATCCGCGCGCGCACGACCGCCGGCCGGCAAATCCCCGAAAGGCTTGCCGGAAGAATCGACGATGAGTGACATTTAGAAGAGAACCCTTCGCGCGCGTGGATAGTGGCTGATGATTCCCAATGCCTTTTGTAGCATCAGGATGCTGCGGTAGATCTGCGTCATGTCGGCCGCTTTATACGTAACCGACTTCGTGCCGTCACCTTGGTTGTAGGTGGCCGTTACGATCTTCGCGCCCGACACGAGATCGAAATAGGCCGCCTGCAATGCGGTCAATCTCGATTGCAAGTCGGCATCGCTCATGCCATCAGTGATAGCCATTTCTGTCCTATGCCAATCGGCGGGCGAA